AAGTCGCTCCCGGCTGCGAGTCTGTTTTCACAATCTCCATCGCATCCTCAAACCCAGAGGTGTAGGCGATATTCCAGATTTCCTGGAGAGACATGTTCAGAAACTTTTGAGTGTACTCAACGGCATTACGCCCTTTTTCCAGTGATTTCTGAGATGGTTGAATTTGTTGCTGTGTCACGATATATCCTCAATTCTTAAAACATACTTGTTGGTCTTAGCTGACTTACGCCAGCCATGCACTTCTATCCTGATTCCAGCCTCTCTGACCAGAGCTAACGTGTCGGAGGCCATAATCTTCTTTATGCGGTCACTGACAGCGGAGGCAGTCACCTGCACTGCCAGCACCTCATTCTTGCGTATGGCAAGCAGGTCAGCCCACCCCCAGAGGTCTTTTCGTTGTTTCGTGAAACTGTTCCACTTCTCAACAATTTCAACGTGGTAACCCAACTCACGCAGGTGAGCCAGACTACGCTGGGTGGGTGAGACTTTTGTTGCCATCAGAAGGGAATGTCGTTGTCGTCCCTGCGCTGGGTGTAGCGTGGTGCAACCTCTGTAGGTCTACCCTCTTCCAGCTTCTTCTTCTTAAGCCAGTTGTCTTCTTTGACTGCCAGCAGGTTGTAGCCACGGCTGGTAGGCTTTTGCCACAATGCCAGCTTTAACTTCTCTCCAGCCTTGTAGTCCATTTCCAGAACGACAAAGCCTTTGAAGTCCGGGCCTTTGGGTGACTTGCGCTGGGATTCTTCCTCCCAGTAGCACACACCCATGCCGGGTTGTTCTTGATGTGGGTTAGCCATTTCTTTCCTTTCGTAGTGAGTATTTGGCAAACTCTTTGCCGTCTTGAGAAACCATTGTTGTGTGGATGGGGTATCCCTGCCGCCGAAGATATTCGATATGCGCCGCAAGCCTGAAGCTGCCATAGTTGTCTAGTGCCTCTCTAGGTGTTAGCGGCCCAATGTTTTCCAAGTGATTCAAAATACTGGCTCGTTGGGTTCCGAACCTGTTGGTGGCAGGGGTTCTGGCTTTGGGACGTTCACACTCCCACCAGCCTTGACAATCTCACCCTTGAGCTTGATGTTGGTGAAGCTATCAAACTGGGTGGTGACAACCACGTTTGTGCCTTTCAGAGCTTCCAGCTTCTCAGCCTTTTCTTCATCGCTGAACTTGGGCGAGACAGAGATGCGGTGGACTAGAGAGCAGTAACCCTCTATCCATTCGTCTGTCGTGTGATAGCTTGCATACGGTTTATCAGAGCCTGGGACGTAGAGGTGATATGCCCCATCTGCCACTTCCACTCCCACATCTTGCGGGACTTCATCAACACGTTCTGCTGTTCCCATATCCACCGTCTGGCGGGGTTGAAAGTCTTGTACCTCTTCGGGTGTGTATACGCCAACAACACAGCCCGGATAGACCGCCCGTATACCCTCCGATAAACACCTTGCTCTAAGCATTGCACGTGGATAGTTTTTCCAGTTGTCCTTACCAGCGATACCAATTTGTTTCGCCTGGGCGAGCGTCCAAGTGACCTCAAGCGAACCTCCCGCAGGGTGGCTAAATACTCCAGAAACTTCTGCATCTGTATACACCTTCCATTCAACTTTTCCACCAGCTTGCTGGAACCTTGCCAGCATTGCATCTGCTTTCAGAGCCGGACGGCCCTGGATGATGTGGTAGTCCCGTGCTGCGATAGCGGGGTGCAAACCCTCTGCTTGACACAGCAACATGAGTGCTACCGCTTGGTCAGGGGTCTTCATCCCGAACAAGCCAGACTTGGACACGGCAATAGCCATGCTCTCGATTTCGCTAAAAGGCACAAGATTACTCATAAGAGTTTCTCCAAAATAGTTATAGATAGCTCTACAAGAGAGCAAAAGGCCATGATGTAAATGCTGAGATTAGTCATTCTTAACCTCCCTGGCCTTCAGCATTGCGTCTGCCATTCGGTAATAACGCCTTGCGGAATCTTCCATTGTTTCTCCGTTGTTTCCAGCCACTTCAGCGGCCCAGTCGCCTTGCATCGCCTTGGCAGCAAAGTAGTCACGCAAGTCCATACCCTCTGCCATCGTGGTGTTGCCAGTGGTGGGGTGTTTGTGAATAAAGGGATATGCTTTCATTTGACTAAGAACCTCCGTGAACCTGGGACGTTGACCACAAACTTCTCGTACACATCCGGCATGGCAGCTTGGAACAGCTTGCTGTCAAATTTCTCGCTGTACTTGGCATTTTTCCAAGTAGCCAACACACTGCCATCAAAGGTAGCCAGTTGGTTGCACTCACCCATGTAGCCTTGGATAAGGGTCTGCAAGGCGCTTTCCTGGGCCTCTAGAGCCTTTATCTGACCCTTGACAATGGTTAGGGTGCGGCAAGCCTCTTCAACGCTCCTGGAGGCCATCTTGGTGTTGTCCAGCCCCGTGGGGTATATCAGTCGTGCCTGTTCGGGAGTTTCGGGGGGAAGAGTTGTTCCGGCGGCAACATGTCCCCAATACCCAGCCATTTCCTTAATGAGCGCTTCTTTTTGCTCGTCTGTGATTTCGAATGGAATAAGCACAAACTCTTGACCACCAAAAAGCACAGCCAGATAAATTTTCCGTACGCCGTATACCGCCGCTTCGTGGATAACCTGAGCCATGTCAGCAGCAGGGATGAGGCCGCTATCGTCAAATTTATTTCGCACAGCAGCGTTGTAGTTCTTACACTCGACCAGGATAGTTTCGCCATTGAGTTTCCCGTGATAGTCAAAGTGTGATTTAAGCCAGGGGTGTTTGGGATGCGTGAGAGCTTCCTCAATCTTCTCCAGCCGCACCCCCAGTTTCTCGCTGGCAAGGTTTGCAATGACAGGCTCCATCACATGACCCATCTGCACAGCTTCTATGCCGGACAAGTCTGGAATCTCCATCTTGCCCTGCTTTGTCAGGATGACCTCGTTGGCCTTGCCACTGGCAGCACGGCGAGAGTCACCTGACCACCATGCTGAGTTACGGGTTTCTGGTGAGAAATCAGACATTTTTAACCTCCAGCCCGTTAATGATTGCAATAACTTTCTTTAACCAATGAGCCTCATATTGGCTGACGGCAAAGAGAGGAAATGTTTGTTCATAGACTTTGTGTGCGTCATCAACAACATTTGTCAGGTGAATTGTTATCGTGGCATATTCGTATTTTTTTAAATCAGACATTGCTGGCCTCCTTCTCTTCAAACAGCACGGCATCAGGGCCGCAGGGCTTGGTAGAGCAGCGTTGAATGGCGCAGAAGGGTAGGGTATCAAGAGGGACGATAAGCCCCGTTACGAGGCTTGTGGCACGTATGACGGTGCATCTGCCAACTTCGGGGTTGATGGAGTGTTTCTCCATCGCAAAATGCTTGCAATTTATACAGAATTTCATGTGGAACTTCCTTTGTTTAGGTTAGGGTGAGATTGAATTATACAGGTATTTGGTTAGTGTGTATAGGTGTTTACCCTCCTGTCTCTGTTTTCAAACATTGTTTGATGCCGGAGTCTGAGTTTGCGTAGGTTCACATCACCCCCCGCATTTCCCAGCCCAGCAGAAAATAATTCCAGCGGGTTGTCATGTTGGCATTAGTAAATTTTTCACCATCCCATTCAAGTTCAGATTCAGCATATCCTTTGCCTGTCATCAGGGCTATAAAAACTTGTCGTGCTTTCATTGGTTGCGCTCCTCTAACTGGTGTGTATTTGAATACGCACTAGGTTGTATCTGCTCTGGCTGTGCCAAGGCTTGCGCCTTATTCCAAGCAATCTCACACATACGCATAGTGTGTTCTTCACAATCATGGTGCGTGTATGGGGCTTGACTGCCCTCGTTGTACCACCATGCTTTAAATGCTTCTTGTGTCATGTGTTCTCCTTCTTTTCTGTCAACAAATTAAGAACCCGATAGTCTCTCTTTAGCCACTCCTGGTAATCGGGCAGTGAACCTTGTTTGTTTGTCAATTCCTGCCAGGCTTCTTCTTCTGCATCATCTATCTGTGCCTTGCGCCAGCCGCTACGCTGGGGGATTCGCTTGGCGCACCCATAACTACAGTTGTGTAGGCATAGTCTGGTGTGGGGATACGTGCAATCGTTAGGGTCTTTCATGCTTGGGTCTTCCTCTCTTTAGTTTGGGGCTAGGGGCAGTTACTGCTTGCTCTTGGGTTGAGAAGTAGTGAAGGTTAAAACACACTCTTCTTCTGTAGATGTAGTTGGCCTTGGTGGTCATGCTCCTCACCACCTCTGTCGGGGCTTGGCATAGTGGGCATTTCATCTATGTCTCCAGTTAGGTATAGGGCTGTGTTGATTACCCATTGGGGGTAAACATCACCCTCTTTGTGTCGGGCTAGGATACGTTGAGCTTGCTGGACGTTCATGGGGCTAGATTCCTTTCAGGCATAGGTTCCCCAAGGGTGAGAAGCCTCACACTAAGCCCATGCGCTGGGCGCACTAGCTTCCCCTTAAGGGTGCGTTTCATTCGATGGGGGTCTTGTCTCACCATGTCCCTCCGTCTTTTGCAGTACCACGCACACAGTCTGCGAGGGTTATCAGCGGGGTGATGCGCTGCCCTATGTTCTCTCCCACGCCACCCATCTAGGTGCTTGCTATCGTGTGGGGTACGGATGACATGGGGCAATAAAAAAAGCCACTTAGCTCTACCCTCGGTGGAAACCCTACGGATTAGACCAAGGGCGAGAGTAGAATTAAGTGGCTTCATTTCATTGCTTTCCACGGCAACGGGGTAAATCATATCAAAGCCATCTGGGGCTTGTCAACACCCCATTGTTCAGCCATGGCATTTGCTATACCTTTGAAGAACTTGCTGCGGTTCTTGGCATCATCCCCACGCTTTGCCGCACCCAGGCTTTTACCTCCCAGTTTGCGGCTTGTCCCTGATGGGCAGAACGGCACAATGTCTTTGGTCACAATGTCAGTTGACATAAGGGGCGGTAGGTTCTTAAGCCACAGCAGGGTCTTTTTTGTGTATGGTTCGCCAAACATCCACGGCTGCACCATCTGAGACTCTGGGGGCAATCCCACAATGTTTAGGGGCTTAGGGTTTTCCACACAAATTCTAGGTATTGGGGCATTTAAAAGAGTAAGAAAGAATTCTTTTGCTTCTAATGCTTTGCCTAATCTTTGGGGGTCAACAACACCTTTTTGCGGGTACATCCTGCAAGCACCAGCGTTGGACATATATGTGCATGGGGGATGGGCAATCATCAAATCCCAATCATGGTCGAGTATGTCTAACACGCTGCATTGGTAGTGGTCGCCCAGGGGTGACTCAGAGGGCAGTAGGTCACAGGATGCCGCATAGTGCCCAGCACGTATGAAGGCATCCCTGACTGTGCCAGAGTATTCACAGGCTACTAAAACCCTCACAATTCACCTATCAGCAAACCAAGGACAAAGCCCAGAGCAAAGAGGGCGACAAGGTACAAAACATCATCAGGGTTTACCTTATACACAGTTTTATCCACAGATTCCCAGTCATCTTTGGGGAAGGCTTCCTGCAAGGTTCGGGGGTATCTGCGGGTGGTCGGGTTGAGGTCTTGGGGCTTAATGTGTTGCATCACTTCACCTCTTCAATGTTTAGGTCGGACTCGCTAATTTTTTTATCTTGACAATAATCCGCATGGTCAATGTATCCGTGACGGTTGCAGAAAATATCCAGGGCTTGATTCATGTCACAGGCAATGATTGTCGTTTTGCTGTGCTGGGCATCGTGCCAGACGTTGAAAAGATTATTCATGTTATCTCCAGGGTTAGGAAAGGGGCAGGAATGCCCCTAGAAGGGGCAGGAAGGGGGTTAATACTCGGTTGTCAGCATATGAGTCCATGCTTTCCCGTTATATGTGGCGTAGGTCTTAATTTCATCCATAGGAAAATCGGTAAACGGGATGTATTGCGTCATCCAAATCAGCCCATTACCATCGTCAAGGGTCAATTCAGCGTCAGAGTCACCGATTTTTCTCAGTTTTGCAACTGTGAATTCAGTGTTTTGATTCAGCCCTTGTGTGGTCAAGTGTGAATCAATAGCATCAAACAGCCAATAAGCACCAGCAACCTCAGCCAAATACTTGCAACCATCGGTTAGCACCGATTTGGTGAGCATATTCCAGCGATATAGGTTTTCAGACCCGTAAAATTGTGACAAGTCAATTTCAGTGTTTTGCATGATATTTTCTCCAGGGTTAGGGTTACAGTGCACAAAATAGCGCACTCCAGAGGGCACGTTATGCCCTCCAGGGTGAGTTATGCAGTCACTGTATCCAGGGTTTTGGCACGGCTGCACCATGCCGGGACTGTCACGGTGTTATGTTCACGCATAGGCATAATAATGCCAACAAACAAGGGTTCACTGTCAATATTGACAATGCCAGAGTGAGAACCACGCTGCATAATCTGCACCGTTACACTTTTCCCGCTTGAACCTAAATCTTTCGCACAATCATAAAATGCCATAATGTACTCAGGGTTGTAAGTGCTTGGTTCGGTCGGGTGTTCGCTTGTGATTGTCGGGCAAACCCTGTCACAATCAGGGTAACGTGCTTCATGCGCTTGCACCGTCATGCTAGAACCATCGGGACAAATAACGCTGATTTTCACACCGTCAACGGTGAAATGCAGGGTTTCATTCCCTTTTTTGCCACCAGCGCCCAGGGTCTTAACTGCATCGCTTGGCACAAGCACACTAGCAGCCACTGCACACGGTGTTTCATCAATCAACAATCGGCCCAGCATATGACCATTGGTTGACTCAATATATGTGCCACGATTGTTTTGCACTACTTGAATCCCTTGCAAGTAATATCGAATGTCCTTCACTGCCATGAAACGTGACATGGCTTTGAGTTGTTTACGTTGTACTGAGAATTGCATACTATGCTCCGGTTAGGTTAGGTTAGGTGAGTGCACTTTTTCGATGCTCTCACCTATATAGCATAATAGAATCATGCCAACGCTTGTAACATGTTGATTTATATGACCTAGAATAAACCCTAATGTATATCCTTACAGTGTTATAGTCTTATTTATGATAACAAACAACCGGTGTATACTGTAGGGATATATAATATATATAAGACTAGTAATTTATTGTTTTTATAGTCTTATTATTCTACTGGTTATCTTATGCGTTTTGTGCATAGTTGTAGTTGCGGACATATATCCCTGCCCGTCCACCGGCAAAAGGGGTTAGGGCTTGGGGTTGACCTACCATGCCACTACCATGCACCTACAGTGCTACCATGACGCTATCGGGTTGGGGTTGGGGTTGACGCACACCAGCACCAGCACTAGCGCAGCCCTGGCCCGAGTGAGTGGGTCATGGGATATGGAATGGTGAGCACCCCACACCCCGTTACCCCCAAAAAAAAATAGGTTTCTGCTATATTGCGGTTGTCTCTCCTAGAAGGGATTAGAGCTACCACTTGCGTAGCTCTTTTTTTGCATGTAGGATATGGTTATCTGTAGAGAGGGTTAGAGGATGATTACTGAAATAGCTTTGGAGACTGGTAAGCCTGTGCCTGTACCTCGGGTGGTGTATGCCTACCCGTATGAGGAGATGGATGTGGGTGACAGCTTCTGTGTCCCTGTAGGGGCTAGGCAGAAGGTGTTGAATGCCAACTACAGGGCGAGTAAGCGGTTAGGAATAGGGTTGACGGCTAAGACAGAGGGGCTTGTTGTACGAGTTTGGAGGACAAGGTGACGGAACTACTGTGGATGGAAGAGGATGAGTTACGGGAAGTCTGTAGGGCTTTGATGACTCGTCTTTGCCAGACAGAGTTAGTGGTACAGGTATTGGCTGGAAAAATAGATAAGGCGGTAGCTCATGGATACGAGCAAGGATACACAGATGGCTTTATACGTTTCTCGTATGAAGCTGAAAAGAGAGATGGCACGGGCCTTGTCCTGCATTAAACCAGCGGCAAAGAGGGCGTTGGCAGCGGAGTGGAAATCAACTTATTCTGATTTGTTTTACAAGGAGTTGATACGCTGTGCCAAGAACAAAGAGGTAGCGGCAACGATAGCGGAGTGGAACCTGGACTCTTTTGACAAACAAAGAAAAGCATGAATTTTGACCTGAATAAGTTTTACAAGTTTTGTTCCGAACTCAAGATTGAGACAAAGGAAGAGGGCTTGAAAAAGATGGGAACCCTGCTGGGGACTCAGACGTATGTGATGGAAGAAATCAAGAAGGGTCTGGAAGATGATGTTCACTTCTTTGTCATCCTCAAGGGTAGGCAGTTGGGTATCACAACTGTTTCGCTGGCGCTTGACCTTTACTGGCAATTTACCCACCCTGGATGGCAGGGCACACTTGTGGCAGATACAGAAGAGAACAGAGACATGTTTCGCTCGACTCTCGCTATGTATATGGAAGGACTTCCCAAAGAATACAAAATTCCTTTGGTGGCTCACAACAGAAACCAAATGGTTCTTAAAAACAGAAGTCGTATTTTCTATCAAATTGCTGGGAATAAGTCTCGTCTGGGTCAAGGTAAAGCTATCACCTATTTGCACGGAACAGAAACAGCTTCCTGGGGAAACGAAGAAGGCCTAGCTTCCCTGATAGCTTCTCTTGCTGAAAAGAACCCTGAGCGGCTTTACATGTTTGAAAGCACTGCACAGGGCTTTAACATGTTCCACGACATGTACAAGACCGCTAAGAAGGCAAAGACACAGAGGGCAATCTTCTGCGGTTGGTGGAGGAATGAGTATTACTCTGTCCCTGGTGACTCCAACATCTACAAGGTCTACTGGGATGGCAAGCTCAGTGCGGAAGAGAAAGAGTGGGTGAAGGACATTAAGAAGCTGTACGGATATGAAGTGAACTCACGGCAGATGGCTTGGTGGCGCTGGAAGATGCACGAAGGTATCAAAGACGAATCCTTGATGTACCAAGAGTTTCCCCCAACTGAGGACTATGCCTTTGTGATGACAGGCACATCCTTTTTCTCAACAACCCGCTGTACCGAAGCTGCTAAAGAGGCAAAGAAACTTGTACCAGACCATTACCGCTATGCTTTCGGGCAACTGTTCCAAGACACTGAAGTGCTTAAGTCTACTGAAAGACTGGGCACTCTCACGGTCTGGGAAGAACCTGTTGACACTGCTTATTACGTTATCGGTGCTGACCCCGCTTACGGTAGCTCTGATTGGGCAGATAGATTCTGCATCCAGGTCTACAGATGCTACGCAGATGGACTTGACCAAGTTGCTGAGTTTGCCACTTCTGAGATGAACACCTACCAGTTTGCGTGGGTCATCGCCCACCTTGCTGGCGCATACAAGAACTCTACGCTCAACCTGGAAGTCAACGGCCCTGGTCAAGCAGTCATCAACGAGATACGGAATCTAAAGCGCATGGCAGTCTCTCTAGGAGGCGCTATGGGGCATGGATTGATGGACGTACTTGGTAGTATGACCAATTACATTTGGAGGCGCAATGACACGCTTGGAGGCCTCTCCAACAGCATTGGCTACCTGACCACCACCAACTCTAAAGAACGCATGCTCCAGTACATGAAAGATTACTTTGAGCGTTCCATGATAAAGATACGCAGCATGGAGACTCTGGAAGAAATGAAAGGCATTGTGCGGGAAGGCTCCTTCTTGGGTGCGCCCGGTAGGGGCAAGGATGACCGTGTGATTGCTACCGCTCTTGCTTGCGTAGCTTTTGCGGAGCAGATTCAACCCAGACTCATTGCCCAAAAGATTACCCGACAAATCAGTCATGCCCAGGAAAACTTCACACCTGAACAAATCTCTGTGGGCAGAAACGTCAGCGACTACTTGAAACGCATAGGAATGTATGGAACACAATGACCTAACCATCGTGTCTGTCTACGGACACAACAACGGAGCCAGCGTTCTGCCAAGCATCAAGCGAAGCATGAAGGAGTTACCCGGCTCTAGAGGACTGCTGTTGTCTATTGCAAAGCCTGACAACCTGCCAAACAACATAGAGTGGAAGCAAATAGGGTTTGTCAATTACCTCCAGTACTCTATTTTTATGATGCACCAGCTATACGCATTCATAGACACAGAGTATTGCCTCATTGTCCAAGATGACGGCTGGGTTCTGGATGGCGACAACTTCATGCCGGAATACTATGAGTACGATTACATAGGCGCACCCTCACACTGCGCCTTCTTGCCGCAAGCAGAGGGGTTTCACCTGTACCTGAATTTCACCTGGGTAGGTACACCTGGGGTGCGGGTGGTGCAAAACGGTGGGTTTTCCCTGCGCTCTAGGCGCTTCCTGTCTGCTTGCAATAAGCATGGCATCACCCATCTACAAGCTAACGACATACACGGCTGGAATGAAGATGCCCAGCTATCTGCTTTGCTCAAGCCCCAGTTGCAGTACTTGGGGTACAGGTATGCGCCTGACCACATTGCCAAATACTTTTCAATGGAGTACATGGGGCCAGGATTTCACACAGAAGAGTTTGATTTTGGTATGTTGCTAGGCTGTCACGCCCAAAGCAGGAAGCTCATGGATGATGACCACATCATTGTCCCTGCTGACCCTACAAAAGCATACGGTGAGGTGGAGTTTTTGGACTACCTGCAATCAACAGGCTACACGGTGGAGTACAAATATGAAGCCCCTGTCGAAGTTTGAACTCAAGCGACAGATAAAACGCTTCCATGCAGACAAGGATAGAGGTATCTCTATCAACTTGTTTTGCGAATTGGCGGGTATGTCAATGGCTCATTTCTTAGATGTGTTCATCAGAGACAAGGAACCGCTCACTGAAGTGGTGCAAATCAGGGTCAGCAAGGCCTACCAGCAGTGGAAAAGCGGCAATGTACGGGTCATGCAGAACAAAGACAGGACAAGATACGTGGAATACAGGAAGGAAAGCAAACCGCCAATGATGGCAAGCATGGGTTTACAGGTCACATCAGGGGGCATAAAACTAAAAGTCGGCATGGTTAACCGCCATGACTATTCAGAAATCACACTTGACGAAGCACTAAGAGGGTAACAATGAGCGTTTTAAAAGACTATCACTGCGAAAATCACGGCATATTTGAGGCTTGGGAGCCTGTATGCCCGATGAAACATTGCAAAGGGGCACTGTCCGTTGTTTTTCTGAAGCCTGTGGGCACAAGGTCTGCCAAGACCAAGCACACGGACAACACAGTTAAACAATTGGCTATGGAATACGGGATGACGGACGTTAAATCCACCCGTGAGGGCGAACACCAGACTGGTTATCTCAAACGTAACAACAAACTGTCTGACAAAGAGTTTGCACAGGCCACAGATGCCATGAATGCCCAGAAGAAGGAACCCAGAGCCGGAGATGCGGCAATTTGGGGTGGCGGTGGTAGTATTAGCATGAAATCCGTTCTTGGTGGACAATTCAAGCCAGTGAAAGACGAGGCTGTGAGCATAATGCCCAGGGATGCCTCCCCCACAGGCTCACTGTCCGGCCCCAGAGCGGGTGTTGGCACTATGCAAGACCCAGATAACCTGAAGGTGAAGACAACATGAGGATACCTACCAACGCCGTAGATAGAGAACTGTTCTACCTTGACCTCATTTCTAAGTGTCAAGTCTCCCAGCAAGAGAGAAAAGTAGACTATGGCTCCCTGCGGAGTTGGTATTTGTTCGGTAACGGGCCGGATGACTCCCCTGCCCTGTACAACAAAATCTTCCCACACATTGACCAGCTCACCAGCTTCCTGTATTCAGCGGAAACAACCCGCTTTTCTATTGACGTTGGTGCGGCTGTAGACCCCAGAGAGCAGACAAAAGTCCCGGCTCTGACCCGTGCACTCAATGATGAGTGGCTAAATAGCAACGCTGACCAAGTGTTTTCCGCTGCTACCACCTGGTCACTGGTCTACAACTCTACGTTTATCAAGCTCATCATCAACAACGGCATCCATCCGTACATGGTGGAACCAGCTTGTATCGGGGTGTTGCGGGAAGATACGCCCTACTCTGACAGGCAAGAGGCCATCACCCAGACCTACTACATCACGAAGTCTGAGTTGTATGACCGCTTGTACAGCCATCCCCGCCGGGAAGAAATTGTCAGACGCATTACTTCTACCCAGCATGAGCGCACAGAGGTTGCCAACGGAATTGAGCGCATCATTCTGAGCCAGTCAAACCCAACAATGTACGGTAATGTTAATTTAGACCTTGCCGGACAGAACCGATACAAGGCTACGGTTGCTGAAGACACGGTTGAGATGACTGAGTTGTGGGTGTGGAACGATGAAATCAAAGACTACCAAGTTGTAACCAAAGCAGACCCAGACGTAATCATCTATGACCGTCCTGGTGAGCAGGTGTTCCTCAAAGGTGAATTGCCATTCGTGCAGATTTGCCCGAACCCCTTGTACGACTACTACTGGGGTGGCTCTGAGGTTCAGCGGCTGGTGTTTCTCCAGCAGTTACGCAATAAACGCATGGCTGAAATTCTGGACTTGCTCTCCAAACAAGTCAGTCCACCCACTGCACTAATTGGCTTTACGGGTATCTTGGATGAAAAGAATTTTGCCCTCAATCGTGCTGGCGGCTTGTTGGCAACTGACATGCCTAATGCCAAAGTTGAAAAGTTAGCGCCAACTATTCCACCTGACTTGTTCAAAGAGATTGGTGAAATTGACTTGATGTTTGAAGAAGCATCTGGCATTGTTTCGGTGTTGCAAGGCCGGGGTGAGGCAGGTGTGCGCTCGTCTGGTCATGCGTCCCAGCTTGCCCGTCTAGGTTCTAGCCGTGCCAAGAAACGTGCGCTCATCATTGAGGACAGTTTGGAGAAGTTGGCAACCTTGTATTTGAAGTGTATGCAATCTTACGATGCAACGCACTTCACAGACATGGAAAACCACAAGTTCATTGCCGAACAATTTACCAAAGACTTTGTGGTAAAGGTGGATGCTCACTCCAATTCGCCTATCTTCATGGAAGACATGCGCCAGCTTGCTTTCAATCTGTACAAAGCCCAGGTCATTGACAAAGAATCCTTGCTTGACTTGCTTGAACCACCGATGAAACAATTGCTCAAAGACAGATTGAAGAAGATGGAAGCAAAGCAGCAAGCTCAACCTGCTGCACCTCCACCAAAGGCAGAGGGTAAACCAGACTTAAAGCAGGTAGGATAATGGCTACACAAGCAATCGTGCCTCCCAAAGCTGACCAGCCACGGGCAAGCACAGAGCAGCTGAAAAGAGGGGAATCGTCCCCCAGCTTGACATACCGCCAAACTGGGGTTAAAAACTACACCGGGCGTGGTCAACGGGACTATTCTCGGCGAGGTTAACAGGAGCTATCATGTACAAAGCAAAACGTGGTCGTAAGACCCGGCGTTGATTCCCCGAAAGGGAAAAGGGTATGGCTGCTTCCCCTTAAAGTAAGTGGCCGCTTGTCACGAAGGAGCGCATCATGCGTAAAGGTCGTAAGGGTCGTAAAGGCCGCAAGTAATCCGTAAGGATTTGTCTTTGGGAAGCTGACATAAAATGCTTCCCACCTATTGACAAGCAGTTTGTAAGTGGTTACAAACGGCGCACAAGGAGTTTTTATGGCAGTACCAACAGATAAGTTGATGGAATTAATGCGAGGCAGTCGTTCTGCCGCTGCTCCCGTCCCTGTCTCTACGCCAGAAGAAACACCCACAGAAGCATTCTCTGGTGATGACACTTCACCAATGGCTTCCCCCATGTCAACTCCTGAACCAAAAATGGGTTCAAGAGAAGCAGCGATGATTAACATTGGCATGGCAATGGATTTGCTTGAGCAATCTCTCCCCGCACTCGGGTCTGAATCTGAAGAAGGTGCAAAGACTCTTGCTGCTATTCGTACCCTCACTGGATTGATGGGGCCACGAAAAAACAAAACCAACGAACTCCAGCAATCTGAAATTTTGCAGATGCTGCAAACATTACCCCAGGCAGGTGGCGCAACGCCTGAAGGTAAGGCAATGCAAGCAGCGCCGATTCCCGGTATGCCTCCTCCTGGCGGCGCACCAATTCCACCCCCAATGTAAGGAAACAACATGGACTTGTTCAAGCCCCGTGGCGCAGCCGCACCCCGCCGTCCCACTGACAACAATCAGCAAAACGGCGTTATCACTAACACCCCCCGTTTCTCACAACTTGGTGGCTTATCCACCCCAGGCAAAGTCGGCAAGACTGGCATGGCTGTGCAGAAACCTGCTGACGGCAAAAAAGTCATCTAATCGTATAAAGAGGGTAAATCATGTCACTTGAAAACATCACATCAGATGCTCGGGATGAGTTAGCGGCTTTGGCCCAACAACTCGCTGAGAATCCTGCCACTCGCAAAGACTTTCTGCGTATGACCAAAAAGGTCAAACCAGATTTGCCCATTCCCGAACTTGACATTGAAGACTACACGCACCGGGCGGTTAACCGTTCTGAGGAGCGTGTGCAACAGTTGGAAGCCAAGTTGCGTGAGCGGGATGCGATGGAAGAATTGCAAAAACGCCGTCAATCCTTGATGAAAAAAGGTCTGATTGCTTCTGAAGATGAAGTAGGCGATGTGGAAAAAATCATGCTGGAGCAAGGTATCACCAACCATGAGACAGCAGCACAGTATCATGCGTGGATGAAACAGGCAGCAGTGCCGACTTCTTCTGGTTACAACCCCCAAGTCATTCAGCAGTTTGACCTGAAGGGATACTGGAAGAATCCGACTACGGCAGCTCGTTCTGAAGCTATGAAAGCACTCAATGACCTGCGGAAACCGCAACGGCCCATTGGGTTGTAAAGAGGGTATTTTTTTCTAAGGAGGCCTTATGGCTATTGGCGGCGGCATCCTACCAGCAACAGGGTCAAGTCAATTCAATGAACTGACCTACGTTACTCGTAGAGCCTTTATCCCCAAGCTGGTTGTCCAGCTTTACAACTCGACACCCCTAATGGCGGCTCTGATTGCCAACAGTCAGCAAGCCTCCGGCGGTGTGTCTTCTGTCACCGTGCCTGTCCAGGGCGCTCAGTTTGTGAATGCTCAGTGGTCTGACTACAGCGGCTCGTTCGCTCAACCGTCAGTCCAGCAAGGCGCTTACAACGCTGAGTTTGACCTGAAGCTGATGATTTCTCCCGTGCCGTTCCTCGGTATGGAGGGCGCTGTTCAGCAAGACGCAGCTATTATTCCGTTGATTGAAGCTCGTATGAACGACGCAACCAACGTAATGATGGATGCGATGGCAACGGCGTTGTACAACAACACCACCAACACCCAGCAGTTTATCGGTCTTCCTGCTGCCGTTAGCGCCACTGGCACTTATGGCAACATCAACCGCTCGACTTATAGCTGGTGGCAGTCCAAGTCCTACGCTGCGGGTTCTGTGAACCCCACCCGTCAAAACATCCTGCAATACATTTCCGGCACTGTGAAGAACGGCGCTGAAATGCCTAGCTTTGGTGTTTGCGGTTTTGGCACATGGACTTTGCTGGCTCAAGACTATGTTGGTCAAGAACAGTATGTCATTACCCCAGGCTCCGGCTTTGATGGTGACAACAACGGCCCCCAGGCAGCATTCCGTGCCCTGATGGTTGCTGGCGTTCCCATTTATCCTGACCCCTACTGCCCAGAAGGTACGGTTTATTTCCTGAACACCAACTACTTGTCGCTCTACATCCATGAGCAAGGTTCGTTCGTGTTTACTGGATTTGAATCCACCCTCCCGAACTGGCAGATTGGTTACGTTGGTGCTGTGCTGATGATTGCCGAATTGGTGAACGTCAAGCCCAAGAGCATGACCGTGGTGTCTGGTTACAACTACC